TCCTCGACCGGAGAACTTGCTTGCGCAATTTCCCCCGATGATATAGTTTCGGCCTTCGACTGTTTCGTGTTCGACGAACTGATAGTTTGCTTTCCTGTGGAAGTAGCTGCCGTTGATGGGCCCCCCGTCGGTCTTACCGGAGGGCTCTGAAAACCCTCTAAAACCGGCTGGGTGTCCTTGTACTTAGCTTTAAAGGCTTCGAATTTGGACTCACTTTCGGCTTTAAGACGCTCTAACAGCTCACGCTGCTTAAGCGCCGCGGAATAGTTGACGCTCTCTGCGATTTTCTCGAGAGAGACGGCGGCCTTGGCTCCAGACTCGCTCTTTTCCTCTCTAGGAGTAATGGGAACGGAGATAGGAACCTGAGCTACCGTGATGCCACTCGCAAGCTCGCTCTTTTTCTCACTAGGAGTAATAGGAGCGGAGACAAGCGCTGGGACATCCACGACGGTGTCTACTGCGGTCTCTGATTTCTCAGACAAGAGCCGGTTAGGCTCGGCATTGATGGTGCTTTCCTTCCCGTTACCGTGCTTCCCGTAGGACGACGTGCCTGCTATGAACATGGCTCGATCTGACCTGGTATTTCTGGCTTCGGCTCCCTGACGCCCGTCATTGCCGTATTTGCGGCCTTTCTGGGTCGGTGATTCGTAGGTCCTAGTCGCAAACTCTTTCCGGGCTTTTTCGGCCCAGATGTCCTGCAAGTAGTCAATGACCTCTTCAACAAGGATGAAGGTATTAGTGTCGCCAAGCGACCCCGTGTGAATTCCGGCGAGGAACCAAGTCCCTCCGCGCGAAATGAACAGACCCGTGCCGCTCCACCCTTCGGTAGTGCTGCACTTGTGTCCGGCCATGAAGGGGTTTTCGACTGGTGAGTCTACCGGGGGCCCATTGGACCTCCAGAAGCCGCCTTCCTTCGTTACGGGATTGCCATATCCACACGCAAACATCTCATCCCCGTTGGTGATAACCGTGTCCCCAACATCGCAGCACTTGGCTGGCGAGAGGCTAGGAAGCATCAGGGCAGAGGCTTTAGACACGTCGGAAGCTGAGATGTGATAAATAGCTAAGTCAGTATCGTTCTTGGCGTAGCCGGTCCTAATTAAAGGCTCAGGCAAAGCTGCAAACTTCTGTTGAGGAGTACCGTGCGAATTCGCTGTACTAAAATGAGTCGCAAGATCCGCGACGTGAGAACAGCCCAAAATAAGGCTGCGGCTCTCGCCGTCTAGCTTACCCCTGACAATCGTGTAAGTGCCTCCTCCTAAATAGTCGTAGGCTGCTCCATTCTTGCGGTAAAAGCAAACACCCGACCGAAGTCTAGCATCGCTCTTGTTGTAAACAGGGGCTGGCTTGCTCGAAGCAAAGGCCATCTCCTTGACCGGACTTTCGTCCAGGACAATAGTCTTAACGGGTTTTCCAGCCACAAGCAAAGTGACCTTATTACCGTCTACCACTGCAGACACATCGGTTTTGTAGCTAGGCATCTTAACAGTAAACCTCCTCCATGCGAGAAAATTCCACACAGAAAAAGGCACACTGAAAAGAAAATAGCTTCCATTGAACCAAGCTTTCTCAACAAAGTCGCTAATATTCTTAAACGACTGAGCGAGGACAAACAACACACTGAAAAAACAGTAGAGTGTCACGCCCCACGCAAGGAAGAGAAAAGTGTACACAGCAACATCAACCTGGATCCAGCTGATTAAGCAAGACACCGAGGCCAAAAACTGGTAAGGAGATTTGGCAACACAAGAGACCATAGTCCAGAACAAGTCCAGAATGCGATCAGCGACCGGCTTAAGGCTTAAAGCAACCTTCTGAGTGAAAGTATGCTCAACTGGCTCCTCTACTGTCGTTTGAGGGTCAGTTTGACCTTTTGGCTCGTCAAAACGCGCTGCCAGCTGGACCCCGTTTGTAAAATTCGGGCCCTTGCGGACAGCCTTGTGTTCCCAGCTGATCATCCCGATAGTTCCAGACGCGGTAGCGAAGGAATTTCCAGGAAGCCCGCTTGCGCAGGTAAAATCAGCCAGGCAGAAGAGAAGAATAGTAGCCATTACTCGAGCAATCCAGGCAGCTCGCTTTGGATTGGGATCCTTGGCTTGCTTCCGGAGATTTCTTTCCAGACATTTACTCTTCCTTTCAGAGCACGGACCGCGGGCTTTAAACCCCGCGACCGTCCCGCCCCCACCATCGGGCAGCGGAACTGACTCCCCAGAAACCCCCAAGGGCTCCTGCAGAGCTGTGTTGACTTTTTCCCCGGAGGGACCCCAGTCAAGGGGGGTTGTGGGGGAGTCCCCCAGCAGAAATGTGAACCCCGTAGGGCCACGCTTCCCCTGCCTCTCAGAGTCGCGTGCAAAAACCTCAG